CGCATCCGGTTGTGCGTTGAGATCGATCAATGTACAGTTACGTTCATAGTCGTCTAACACTCTGTGCTCTAGTCCATTGTGGTCTGACCAACGCTGAAGCATCATGTTGTTCCAAGAATATCCTCGCTTGTCTCTGTCGGCAAAGGCCTCACGGAGACCAACTTTATTCTTTGTCCCTTTCTCACGTACTCCCGGATAAGCAGAGAAGACATTGTCGGAGGTGTCGCCACGCATGCACTTCTCAAATAGTAGCCAGGCCGGATCCGGGATGGTTTTTGGTTGTTTAGTTTTTTTATCTGTAACAGGCTTACCCTTGGCATCAAATATGCCCTCCAGTGTGATCAGTTCATCTGTAATGCCGTTGTATTGTGTGACGTTAGTTGCGACTAATTGAACAAAGTCTGTGTCTGAACTAACTACTACGTGATCGTCTTGGGGGTGTAATGATATCCAACGTGCAATGATGTCATCTGCTTCGGCTGTTGCGCAACGGATCACACTGCAATTGGTTCGGTCTGACAAGTATTTAGTCAGATTGTCATAGGTCTCCCAGAACATTTTGTCCTCTTCTGCTTCGTCCTCAGTCATTTTACCACGTGCCACAGCACGGTTTTTCTTGTAGGGCTCGTAGTAGTCTTTGCGCCACGATCGACCCTCCAGTGCAAAAACCACGTGATCTGCTTGAAAACGCTTGGCTACCTTGTTGGCAGCCATCATTGTAACGTGTAGCGCAAAGCCCAGTTTGGTCCAAGTGTCACTGGCTCTGTGGGCACCGTGACGTGCTCGGAAAAACATGTTGGCTGTGTCAATAAGTAGGTATTTCATTAGGGTCTAATAGTTGGTTGCGTTTAATGTATTGTAACACATATTCCGCCCAATAGCAATGGGCATCTGGCCCAAAATGCCAACTATTTGGATTAACCGTTTTGAATCCATTGCTTCTCAGCACCGAATTGTAAGTCATATCGTCGGCATATGGATGCATGTAGCTAGACCCCCACGCTTTTTGGTCTGTGATGCCATCAAAATGACTGTTGCCATTGAACATAACGTGCCGAATTTCCTGTGCTTCCAGTTCTTGATGAAATTCCCAAATTTCTTTATGGGCACGTTGCCTGCATTCTTCCCAATCTATATCAATGACAAATTGTTTGTAGCGTTGTTGTAGTGCTTCTGGAACATCGTCAATCCCCGATGCATTCACTTGAAAGTCGTGATCTTCATGCCACCACTCTTCTCGTTCCCAGGTGGTCCATTGGATAACCATAAAGCAATTGTTGACTGCATCTGGGTTGGCCTTGATCCATTCTCTTGTGGTACGCATGATGCGTGTGTTCGAACATCCAGACTGTGCATCTAGGTATAGGATAGCACGTAGCCAGTTAGCAAGCTCGCATCCAAAACTTGCACGTTCATTGTCAGGATGTGGCATACGGCCTAGGCCATAGAACAACCCATCATCCTGTGCCCAGCTGTGAGGATTTACTGCCTCGGCTGCGGCAGCATGACTATCACCGTTTACATACAGAATCATAGACTTGACGTTGTTTCATGTAATCAACCAAGGTCTGTGCCCATGCCGCATGCGCATCTTCATTGTAGTGTTGCCAGCCGGGTGTAATTTCTTCAAACTCGTGTTCCACACAGTAGTTGATGTAGCAAAGATTTTGCTGGTAAGGATGGAAAAAGCAATCGTTCCAATCCAGTTGTTCAGCTGAGTTGGCAACTTGGAACGCATTAAACGCATTGAAAAACAAGTGCGGAATGCCACGCTCTTTGAGAATCAAGTGCAAGTTGTAAATCTTATTGTGCCAATAGTAGCCCATCACACGATGCCACTCGCCTTCTTTCTGAATGTGATTCTTCCAGAACTGATAGCGACGGCGAAACTCTTCAGGGATACGTTGTCCCACATCCAACTGATTGATTTCGTGAAATGCACCTTCAAAGTACCACTGCTCACGACCATGTTCGGTCCAGCCAATCACTACCAGATCTGGCTGATTATCTTTGAGGTACTCAAGTGTTGAATTGTAGATCAAGTCATTGCTGGCACCACTTACAGACAAGTTTGTGCCTGTGCCGCCTAAGTGCCTTGATAGTTCACCAATCATACTACGGCTGCGGTCTTGCAACTCCTCACCATTCATGTTGGAGTCACCGTTAAACAGTATGTTCATTTTTTAATACTTTTAATTGTTTCTGCTTCAGCAACTCGCTTGCGCAAACTGCTAGAACTAAACGAATGATCACGCTTGTTAAATATTACCTGTACACCACGACCGGCACCTTCGTTGCGCCCAGTAAAGTTCTGATCCTCATATTCTGTGCCCAGAATTCGAACATCTAGTGGTAGAATCAACAACAGGTCAATCAAGTCTTGCTCAGTTTGATAAACAACAACTTCATCTACATAACGGCAAGCACTGAGTTGAATCTGTCGTTCTACTATGCTTTGAATAGGATGATTTTTAGTATCGGGTCTGTCAATTGTGGGATCAGTTTGCAATCCGCAAATTAGATAATCACAATGATTCTTTGCCTCTGATAACATAGCAACATGGCCGGCATGCAACATGTCAAAGGTTGAAAATGTAATGCCAATCTTTTTACCTTGTGCTTTTAGTTCTTTGATGTGATTAAAAATCATGATACTTCACTCCTGCCATTGCCAATATCTTTGCTTTGCACCCAGATGCCCGAATTCTTGATTGCTTGTTCTTGTTCCCAAGTTTCCATAACAACATGTCTACAAACGTTCTGGAACCACTGGTCCACAATGTCTGCATCTACTTTGCCTTGATAGCCTGCCTTGATCAATCTGGCAACAAAGATATCGTTCCAGTCTAGTTCAAATGCACCTTGATGTAGATTATTAAGATCCACGTCCATGCCCAACACAGCCACATAAGGCTCGCCGGCTTCGGTAGCCAACTGCTTGGCAGTCTTATCGGGCTCCTTCTTCTTAGGAGGTGCCGATTTTTGGGGAGGTATTATTTTATCAACCTCTTTGGCGGGTTTACTAAACCAACTTTTGATGTTTTTAATCATATTCTTTTCTGATGTTATATCCAAGGTTATCAAGCCATTGTGTTAGTACATCTGCAAACTGTGCATGTCCAGATTCGCTTAAATGTCCTGTCTCTAATCTTCTCAATGGATCATGTTGTTCAGCCCACTGTTTAATATAAAAATCATGCAGTTGATACAAATTACTTTGTTGTTGACACCATTGCACCTGGTGCAATGATTCTATATATGGAAAAGAGTGTACTGGAATTTCTGTGTTCTTTGCTGCCGAAAAACAAAATAATGTTGCACCTAGTGACTCAACGGTATGAGCAAACATATACAATGATGTATAGAAATCCGTTAATTGTTTGTGTACAAACAAATCTTCAGTAATCAAACACTTTTGTTCTATAGTAGCTTGATTTAACCCTGTCAGTACATCTAGAGTTACTAGACAAGGTTTGCAATGTTCTAATTTACGCTCTCGGTCTGGAATACGACTAATCACTTGTTGGTTATCACCGTAATACCAAACTTCTAACCGTCTTACAAAACTCCAACCAACAATAACTAATGGATTAGTATACTGTTGTTTAAGCTCTGCTAATGTTTCTATTGTGCTTCTACAAATACGATCGTTATTGCTGCCGCTCTTGGCAATATTAATCACCGGCAATCTGGATTTCTTGTGCAAAAAATCTGAGTAGACCTTATGTCTATTTTTTTCAGAATAGCTGTCACCATTGATCAAGATGCAGTCAAACATTTACTTACCCCAGCCATTGCCCCAAAGATCAACGTGTAATCTTGGGCTATACCAGTAGCCACGTTTGAGTGCTTCGTCAGCAACGTTGATACGATTGCCATCGTACACACTGACAACACCACCCACGGGCATTACAAACACAGGACCTGAAAACTGTGCAAGCCTGTACTCATCAACAGCACGATCTAGCTCGTCAAAGTCTTGCACCTTCTCAACCACAAACTTGAGATAAGTTATACCATATGTTTCAAGATCAAAAATAATCTCTGGCTTGAT